ATTTTTTCTTTTTTTATGTACGCCTGGACGTTTTCTAGGTTTTGGTCTTGGTGTAAATTCTTTAAACTTTTGTTTTGCCATTTTCTTTAATATAGTCCTTATCAAGATCACTTAATTGTAAGTATCTAATACTCCCATTGATGTGTTGTTTTGTGTCTTCTCCACAATTTGTACATCTGTAGTATTCAGGAACAATTGCAACTAAAATTGTTTCCTCTTCACAGTACTCACATTTACCTGATACAGTGTCTATATTTTTGAAAAATTTTAATGTTTTAAATTCGGTCATTTTTATTTCGATTGTATAATATTTTCTATATATAAGCTACCATCAATATTTTTACCTACATTAGCTTCAACTTCACCACACATCAACTGTTGATCTTCTGGATTTATGTGTCTTAGAGCTTCTCTTTTATGTTTTAAACAGGTAGACATACTCTCTTGAATTCTGTGTTCAATAAGTTCACCATTTACAAATAAACAAAGAGCTATTACCATTTTAATCATTAATGCCCGTTACCATTACCATTTCCGTTTGCAAATTTAATATCTCTTGTTGCATCTTTTAATTTTTCAATATCTTTTTTTAATTTTTCTATTTCTTTTTCATGAGCTTCTAACATTACATTCGTATGTAAATTTTCATCTAAAATTTTTTGATGCTTTTCTAATTGTTTTGCCTGCCATTCTAAAAGCATAAACTGCTCCTGATCTATGGGTTTTTGAACGGATGCTTCTAGTAAATCTTTTTCAAATAGTTTATTTCTAGTTTCCAATTGGTTGAGCCTCTCAATCACACCAAAGGCAAACCATGCGCCTGCAACAATGGCCCCAATAATCATAATTAGATTACGTAATGGTAATCCAATTTCAGTATTGTCTGATAATCTTTTTATTGACATGATAGACACTCATCAGAACCTGAATCTAGTTCTGCTAATGCCTCTTCTTTACAATCTTGACTACAGAATAAATCCAATTCATCTTTTGGTTCAAATTCTTTATTACATTTTTTACATTCTTTTGCCATTAAATACCCTCATCTAAAAATGTTTTAGTTTTTTTCTTTTTTAATTTGCACTGACATCTTGGCGCAGTGAACCAATTCTTTATTCTATCAAAAAAATTATCAATAGATTCTAAAAAAATTATAAAATATTTATCAAACATATTAATTAAACAACCAATCTACGTATTTTTGCCACCAAGATTTCTTTTTAACTTTATCTAGGACCAAAGGTTCACACATACAATTAGAACAATCGCATGAATCACATTGATCCATATCAACATAAAACCCCTGTCCTTCACAATGACATCTATGTCCGCAGTAATCACAATATTTTTTAGCCATTATATACCTTGTAGTCTTGGATCATTTGATGTAATGTTTTTGGTCGCTTTTGGTCTAGCAATAGACTCTTTACTTCTTTTACGAAGTTGAGCTGCAGCAGATTCAGCTTTTCTTTTTTCATCTAACTGCTTTTTTAAATCCCATTTAAAGTTCATTTATCCTCCTTTGTTTCTATTCCATAGAACATTTTGTCAGTATCTTCTGTAACCCAGTCCGAACCTTCAACATCCCAGACAGTGTTTTGTACTTTATAGTCAGGCCAGCTGTTATCAGTAGTGTATGAATTAACATGCCACAAAATGCGATTATTAGGCTGAGCTGCAAAGTTGCCGTTAGCAAGAGCCAGTACATGTGCACACTTGTGCTCTTGAGGTATTTCAGAATGTTCGACATTTAGTATATTAGTCTCTGGGTGTGCCCAGTCAATAGTAAAAAGATATTGCCCGTGATAAAATTTTTTATCTTTTCCTAGATATTTGCCGTCTACACTAGCCAGCCAATCAAAGCAATGAATACTAGGCCAATAACTAAAACAGTTCCACAACTGTAGCTCGTTCGCCTGCATATCCGGCACAGAGGCTCTATCGTATGATTTTTGGAAAAACGCTGAGATAGGCAAACGCCAATAACATGCACCATTCGGTAACATAATGTGAAATAAGAGCGCCCTTCCTGATATAGAGCTAAGACCAAAGATAACGCAGTCACTAGACTCTCCCTGATGTTCTTTAAGATCATATAAATACTCCTTCCTTACTTTGCAGTAAATTGGTGGAATGTTTGCATTTAAATAAGCCATTCATACTCCTATTTAATCTCCCCCCAATTATTACCGTGTTCATAATCTACTTTATTAGGAACCTCTAATTGAATAGCAGATTCCATTATTTGTATAACCTCTTCCGCCTTTTTATCAGATTCAATTGAAATATCGACTTCATCATGAATTTGAATGTGCGGGATTATACCATTTTCATACAAAGATACCATAGATTTTTTTGTCATATCAGCCGCAGATCCTTGAATAAGTCTATTTAAAGCTTTGTACGTAAATGCACGTTTTAAAGGCTCTCCATATTCTTTTCTAGCAAGTTCTAATGGTAATGGTTTATTAATACCAAATTGCATAGGTTGCCATAACTCAAAATGACATGCTCTACCTAGTAAAGTTCTAATTTTTCCTGCATCATTCGCTTTCCGCGATACATCATCCATGAGTTGTTTTACAAATGGCGCTCTTAAATGATACTGTCTAATTAATTTTTCAGCTGAATCTTTCATTAAACCTAGTTCAGCCATTAATTTATTTTTACCCATACCATACATTAAACCTAAATTAATTGTTTTGGCCTGTTTACGTTCAATACCTGCCATGTCTGCAACAACCTGGTGAAAGTCTGCATCACCTTTTTTATATGCATCTACAATTTCATCTACTCCAGTTAAATTTTGTAACTTAGCATAGTGTACTAAAATTCTTGGTTCTTGTTGTGAATAATCAAATGTACCCCATTTACAATCTTGTTCAGGAATAAAAATAGATCTAATCATTGGTCCTAATTCTTTATGTCTTGCCGGAATTTGTTGTAAGTTAGGATTAGACATACTAAATCTTCCTGTAACTGTACCACCATCATCAGATCGTATTTGATTTATATCTGCGTGTATTCTTCCTTTAACTGCATGCTTAGTAATTGTATCAATAAAAGTTGTGTGTGCTTTATTAATCTCTCTTACGTTTGCAATATCTTGTGCAATTTCATTTGGATGATTTGCTAAAAAGTTTTTTGTAAAACTAGGTGCACCAGTTTTTTCTGTTTTGTCATAAGGCAATTTTAATTTATCAAATACTTTTGCAATAGAAGCCGCTGCCCATATCTCTACATCAATACCAGTTAATTTTTTTATTTTTTGAAGTATAATTTTTTCTTGAGACATCAAATTAGCCTTGATTTTATTAGCTTTTTCGAGGTCCACAGGGACACCTTTAAATCTCATATCAACTAGACATGGAAACAATCTTGTTTCTAAATCAAATATAGAAGTTAATTCTTGTGCATAAATCTCTGCTTGTAATCTTTGCCAAAGTTTTAAAGTTGCTTCTGCATCTTTCTCTGCATATTGACCAACATACAAAGAAGGTAATCTCCACATATCTTTTTTAGCATCCAAACCATATTCTTTAGCTGCTGCTTGTAAAACTTTTTCATCTTTACCTAAACCAACATATTCTTTTGCAAGTGAATCTAATCTGTAAGATAATCTATTTTCATTTATTAATGATGCTGCAATCATGGTATCAACAATCTTACCTTTAATAATAAGACCTGATGATCTTAACCAACACACATCATACATTGCGTTATGAAATATAAAAGTTACATCTTCTTTTTTTAGTAAATCTTGCAACCAAGATAAAACTAATCTCTTATCCATGTTGCCACCGTGTTCATGACCTATTGGATAATAGCCGGACCAACCTTCTACAGCTACAGCAATTCCTGCAATGTGTCCTCTTCCAACCACGTTCCCCGATCCTAAAGTAGTTAACTCTGGATCACAGGTCTCTAAGTCAATTGCAATTTCTTTGTATCCTGTTAAATCTTTTAATTCATCAGGCATCACCCATTCTGTTTCAGGTGCAAATAAAGGTGGTTGTATTGTTCTAGGCATTTTTAATACCCCACCAAATTAATAAAGCAGGTATAATGAAATGTTCTACTATTTCATACAGAGCCATAAATATTAAAATTAGGGTAAATAAAAAGCTTGTCTTAGATTTTTTAGCTAAATAAGTAAAAAATCTTTCATGCATAGAAGCAATCTTTTCACTAAATTTTATAATAGTTTCTTTCATGATAAATATTGGATTAAAACAACTATAGTTATTAACATCATAAAGTTCATGAATAATCCCTTTCCAGGATCATTTCTAAATAATGTATAGCTTTCTTTATATCCTCTTCTCCTCCTTTATTTGAATGTCTACAAATATACTTTATAGCGTTGCCTTCTGCAAAAAGCAACTTGTTTTCATTTATAAAATGTGCAGGTTGAATTTTCATCGACCGGTAGTGTTTCCCGCCTACCTGCTTTTCTAAAGAATCATAATTCACTCCTTTAAATATATCTTTATTTGTCATTTTTTTTCTCCTTTTTTTGATGAAATACTTCATACCAGGTATCGCATTCATCACAGTTATACATACTTACAATATTATGATCTGAATCTGGATATGTATCCTCAGTATCAAAATCATTATTCCATCTTACTTTTGCATTACAATAAAAACATTTCATATTAAATAAGCACGATCAAAGTTTTTTGGATCTACAATATGTAACTCTTTTTTAGCTCTAGTTGTTCCAGTATAAAACAATCGA